CATAGATTTAGGCAAAAGTAAATAGGTTTAATTCATTGTTTACAAAATGTTAATAGTTATTTTACTTTATTCTTTACCTTTGGATTGTCATAATAGCCTTGATTCTCTAATTCATTCTCCAATTCATTTACCCATTTTATCATTTCTGGAATTCTTTTGGTATCTACTCTACAAATATCAGAACTTTCATTTGTTGTAAATCTTTTGGGTGGAAACTTTAGCTTATCCAAAAGTGGTCTATTAAATACCCACCTAAAGAAATTATAAATTAAATAGAGAACTATAAAGGAAAGTAAAAACACGTAAAGTGGATATACATCATAAATTTTTGATTCCACTGTGATGATCGTTATGAGAATCACATCTAAACATAGATTTTGAACTTGACCAAGAATTCTTTTTGCTTTATGATAGATATTAATTAGAAATTGTTTCATCATTCTCAATTAAAAACACCTTCAAATCTGCTACCTCTTTTTTAGCTACCTTGTCAGCTAATTCATTTTGGGGATTTCCTGAATGACCTGCAACTTTTTCAAACACAATAGGGATTTCATTTTTACATTTCAGGTAGGACCTCCAGAATAATAACCAAAGATCTTTGTTCTTCACTTCTTCACCGGATTGGGTTTTCCAGTCATTCATTCGCCATTTTTGAACCCAATTGTTATTGATTGCATTGATACAATATGCAGAGTCTGAGCATATTTTAAATTGGTCAACCTCATTCCGAATCCATTTGTTTTTGTTATACAGAGTATAAATAAATGCCAATGTTTCAACGATTGCAGTTAATTCCATCCTGTTGTTTGTTGTGTGTATTGCATTTCCAGAATAGATTTTTACACCACTGGAAAAACAGAATATAGAAGACCATCCTCCAATTCCTGGATTTCCAGAGCAAGCACCATCGGTAAATATTTTTATTTCACTCATTTCTTTCTTTTCTTCACCTCTTTATCCCTTATGGCAAAATAGATTCTGATTACCACTTTCATCATAAGTTCATTGATGGAAATAGCATAAATAGTATCTAAATATGTTTTGCCAACCACATCCCTTAAAGAAATTGTCCAACACCTTGGGATATTACTATTGTTGTGGAATATGTACCCGATCTTAAAACAATACTTATCCATTGCCTTATTCATATATTTTTCCAACATATCCATTGGAATTTCCTCATCTAAGGAGTACCTATCAAATGGTTTTATTTTTCTTATTACTTTTATGAGCTTCTCTTTTTGACTTTCATCTGAGCAGTCAAGCTTCATAATATCTTCTAAAGTTACTTTCATTTTGATTACCTCATTTCCTTATTTACTAATAGGACCGGCCTAGATCAACCAAGCCGGCCTTTAGTAAAATATATAGGAAGTTTAAAAATGGAGTGGTTTATTTAATTAAATATCCCAATCTTCATCGTCGTCGTCTTCAACCTTGGCAGCCTTCTTTGACTTCTTTGGAGCAGCCTTTTCAGCAGCAGGCTTAGCAGCCTTCTTTGCCTTTGGTGTTTCCTCAACCTCATCATCTGCCCAATCGTCAGAATCAGAATCGCCGTCCTGTGCATCCTCAGCAGCCTTCAGCTTCTCAACATAGAACTTAACACTTCTCTTTGGCTTTACAGCAATACCCTTCTCCTTGCAAAGCTTGAAGAGTTCCTGAGCAGTCATTGACTCATAATCAGTTGTTTCGGAATCTTCCTCATCAGAATCGTCGTTTTCCTCGTCCTCTGGTTCCTCAACCTTAACAGCCTTCTTTGACTTTCTTGCCTTCTTCTTTGGCTTAGGAGCTTCCTCCTCCTCAGTCTCTTCCTCAACTTCCTCATCGCCGGAAGTAACATCATCCTCTGCATTGTCGTCAGCTTCACCTGCATTCTTGATAGCCTTCTCAAGCTTACCAACAGTTGCCCATTCAGGAAGGAAGCCAATAAGCATCTTAGCTGCCATTGTGTCACCGGAAGCAATAGCCGTCATAAGTCTTGCCACATTTGGGAATCTCTTATAAAGATCTGCAATCTCCTCTGAGTTAAGGTCTGCTGCTGAGATTACCTTCATTGCTTCTGCCATTGTCCAATTCTTTGCCATAATAAATTTCTCCTTTTTAATAATTAGATTTTGTTTTAACCGTGTCAACCAAATTCACATCAGTAATTTATTTATTTGGTTTATTGATTATGATTATATTATAACACAAAAATTATTGTTTGTAAATAGGTTTTGGGGAATGTTTACAAAAATTTAATAGAATTTATTCATCCCAGTTGCTTGCATCTTCCTCAGCCTTATGTATCGCTACATTAAGAGCATCTCTCAATTCCTTAAGGGAATCAATTGACTCAATATGAATTGCGCCCTTAAGAAATACAGTAGTGTTTCTTCCAGATTCCTCAACAAATAATTGTTGGGCCATTGTAAATCCTTTACCTGGAACGGAAGAAATTACCAACTGTCTTGATTTGCTGATTTTCAAGGAAGCTAATTCCTCGTAATTATTCCTCTGTTTGAACTTCATCTTCATTACCTCCTTCCTCAACCTCAATCATTGAAGTAAATTTAGCAACGAATCTTTCTGAACCAATAAGCTTATTAACATTATCTGTTTCAACATAATCAGTAATACTATTAAACTTAATGATACCCTCGCCATCACCATCAACTGTGATTGATTTAATGCGGAACATACCAAGCTTAAATGGTTTTTCCTCAGGGAGTTTAGCCACAATAACAACATCATTATTCAATGCCTGGATCAACTGAATGTAATTAGTTAACTCTGAATAATCACAGGTAATTGAAAGATCAATATTGCCATTCTTCTTGAGACTGTGGCCATTGTAATGAGCTACACACTTGAGAGCAAATCTGTATTTGTCTACCATGCTTTTCTTTCCTTTCTGTATTTTTCTTCTTTTTGTTTATAAAATTCATTTCTAGCATTTTCACTAGATTTGATTTTATTCTTTATAACTTTTGGTTTTACATCATCAAGATCCAATTCTTGATTTTGCTTTTTACATTTACCTGTCTCAATGTACTGGGCTACATCTTCCACATCAATGGGTTTTATCATCAACCAAACCTCATTTGTATTCAAAAACTGAATTGCAAACATCGGAATTTTATGAGCAGTCAAAGCATTCTTTTCCAAAGTTCTTATATCCTTTTGATTAACCTTTATACTTTGGGCATCTGTACTTTTAAGTTGGCAAATAATATAGTCGTTTTGACCATCCTCTTTTTCAATCCAAGTTGAACCAGAATTCAAAGTAGGTTTTAAACCCAAGGATTCCATTACCTCAGCTTCATTCTTTCGGTAAAATTTAAACGTTCTTTTTTGCATTGTTACCTCTCATAATATGAACATCAATTGCCCATCATAATCAAAGGCAAAATGGGATTTAGCCTTTTTAGCTTTTTCAATTTCTTCTTTCCTTATCAGGTTTCTTTTAGATTCTATCATTAGTTGCTTCCAATATTTCTTCATTTTTGCCCTTGTTTGATAAAATTCTTTTGCGGTTAAATTTTGCTTTCGTTTTATCTTATGAGCAATATGGGTAAGAAATACACAATCAATCTTTGAGAATCCTTTGTTATTCTCCGATATTGTTACACCTGATTGTTTCTCCTCGTATGTTTGATTATTATACACAACCAATACGGCTTTATATAAAGCATTAGGATTTTTATCCAATAGATCTTGGATATATTCTTTCCATTGTTTTTGATTAGTAAAGGTTTCATACACTTGGAACATATATTCACCTTACTTCTTTTCAATTTCTCCTTGGTCAACTAACATCTTTATTCTATCACCAGTCATTGTTATTATTTCTTGTTCTTTGGGTAATAACCTTGAGTACAAATCATACCCAGTACTTGGATCAAAATCATAGAATACATAAGCATAAATTGTCTTTTCTGATTCTTCAGGATATTTGTTTAACAATTTAGCTAATTGCTGGGAATTACAGTCGTATGTGTAATCATCCACAACTGAAATACCAAGCACATAATATAAGTAACAGTGAACTAATAACCAGTTCTCTAACATTTGGATTTTAGTTGTTATATTCCAATATGGGTTTTTAAATTTCAAATTTTATTTAACCTTCTTTTGGTAGGTTATAATAAACAAATGTTATTTATTAATTTAATATTATTATAACACAAGTCTTTTGATTTGTCAATAGGGATTTGGAGTAATTTACAAAAAATTAATAATTTATTTTCTGCGTTTGCTGTAGACATTTATCCTTTTCAAGCAAAATATACTATCAGAATCAGCTTGCTGCCAATCATTTAAAAATTTTCTTTTTTTGTCAACTTCTACTTTAAATTCTTTATACAATTCACAAGAAGAGTGACAATTTAATATTCTTTCTTTACATTGATAACAGGGATTCTTGATAGCCATTATCATTTCTCCTTATTGAGTTTTTGTTGCGTTAATGGAATAAAACCATATAATGATATACAGGCTGAGTCGGCGGCGTCGTCGTCATAGGTAAATCTTTTACCTTGCCTTTCAATCACAGCTTTCTTTTTCCTACCATTAACGGGACGAATGAGTTTATTTTCAAAACCTTGTGATATTAGCCATTTGATTGTTGGCCATTTTTTTGGGTCAATGCCGTATGGATTGTTTTGGGGTTTTGAAGTACCAATAATTTGGGATTTCCAAGCCCTTGTATCAGCAGAATAAACTGGAATGCCAAATTTATATGCACAATCAATAACAATCGAGTTAAGAGCACCAATGGATTTTATGTAATCAATATTGAGAAAACCCTCTGATCTTAAACGAATTCTTTCGATTATAACTATCAATTCAGCCCCACAATTATCTGCTAATAAAAAATATTTTTCAAACACCTTATCAAGCTTATCTTTAAGCTTTTGTCTTCTTTCAGAATTGTTATCAAAACAGTCTAATCTGAGATTTGATATATTTTTTATTTTACCATCGGCTGAAACTGAAATACCAGTATTTTTATAGGATTGGTCAATGCCAATCACAATTTTACGAATTTGGTGAGTCATTTGGATTCTCACCTTCCCAGTTATTAAACGAAGCAATTTCCAAAAGAGCTAAAATATTTTCCGAAACAATCTTAAGGGATTCATTAGGGCTAAGATTATTAGCAATAGCATAGTCACATATTTTAGTAACCACTGCAGTCATTAATCCCTCATCATCTCTTTTGGTTACTTCAACCTTTACAGGCTTCTCGGGGTGTTCATCAGACCATTTTTGAACTGCTTCAATGTGCTTCTCAGTAAGCTCATCTGTATATCTACAATCAGGATAATTTGCCAAAGGACATTTACCATCACAATGATCAGAATACAGATTACACATTCTTTTCATTTCATGTACATAATCAATAACTTTTGAACAATCATATTTCTTATCCATTTGATTTAAGCTCCAATCTTTTCTTTATAGGAATTACCAGATCTTGCATAGTCTTTTCTTTGTACCGTTCCTGCCAAACTCTTTCCCTGACTTCATCTGAGGCAATATATTTAAAAACTTCAAAGTTCATTCGGAAAGCTATTAATTCAATTGAAGTAATATTTTCCTTAACCTCATCACTGGCCATAAACTGAACAAATTCCTTAAACGTCATTTTAAATTTCTCCCTCAATCTCTTCCAAGAATTTTTGAATACTTGTTATTTAAAACTTTACCCATTCCTCGATTGTAACAGGCATCTTTCATTGGACAACTTTCAGCCCTCTTACAAGTATATGAATTACAACCTTCACAACGCCTTACAATTTTGTGCTCATCCAAAAGCTTTTGTTTAAAATACTGAACTTGCTCACAACGTTCAATAAATGGGGCAACTATGTTTGGATCATATTTCTTATAAAATATTTTAAAATCCTGGGTATTTTTATCATCACAGAGAACAATGCCTTGATGGATTCCAGTTCTATTCATATAAAATTGTAATTGCTTTTCACCACTAGGATGGCCAGTCATTTTCTTAAACTGGAATGTATTAACTGATTTGATTTCAACAACCATCTTTCCAAATTCCGGGATATCAATTATAGCATCTGGCGTAAAGCTAAGTTCATATTCCTTACACATACGAGTAAAATCCATATCTTCAGCTTTTCCATATCCAGCTCTTATAAATAATCTTTGCCACTTCTCGTGGATCGCATTGCCTTCTTCAAAGATTCTCTTCAAGCTTACGTTTATTTGTTCGCCCTGGAGTTGTTTATAAATCAAACTTAAAACCTGTTGACGAATACAAAAAGCATTATCTGAAACAATCATTGCGGAAGCGTGAAGTCCAACTCTTTCTTGGGTTTCAGCACCTCTTGTCATTACCTGCTTTACAAACTTTGTTTCTTCTTCAATATTCTTATCAAGATAAAACATTCTGTTGAAGATCTTTTCCAATTGCATTTCATTAATTGTTTTTGGTCCTTTATTATTTGGAAAAGCTTGGGTACGAATATTTTCTATTAGGGTCATTTATTATTTACCTTTCTCACTATTATATATGATTAAATTCTTAGGAAGCACTTTATAACAAATATATCCAGATTGGAATATATTGCTTTTTGTTTGTATTCCATCTTTTATGTAGCATATTCGTGGATAAATATATAGAAGCTGAATATTTTTATCCTTAAATAATTCAACTCTTTTTTTTGAATCAAATACACCTTGCATATTTACCAACATAGCAAAAGGTATATCCAAATCAATCAAACGTTCATAGATTAAATCTTTACAACTATAAGGAGGATTACTTATAATATAATCTATCTTTTTTATTTATCTTGCCTTTAAGAAAATCTTTGCCTTGACATATATGACTATGGTATACAGTATTACCACGTTCTTCAAAAACTTTTACAAAATTACTTTTAGACAAATCAAATGGGCACCATATAATAGCATCTTTGGGGATATATTGGGCTATTATTTCAACAGCCTGTTTAGGGGTTTCATATTCGTCGTCTTTATGTATTCCATTATAAGGAACAAATCTTGTTTTCTTTGCTATCTTCATGTAAACCTTCTTTAGATTAATCTCTTGGCTATATCATCTCTTGTATATGTATCATATAATGTAACTACCTCAGAGATTCCAGCATTGAGAATCATTCTTGCACATATTGGGCAAGGTTCGCATTTAACCAACTGAATCCAACAGGGGTAAGAATTAGATGGGTCTGAAGAATTTATCTCATCGCCTGCCAAATACATTGTAGCGCCAATCATATCTTTACGACTAGCAGATAACATTGCATTTTGTTCAGCATGGACAGAAGGACAATCTGAATAATCTCCAGAATTGTGTGGTTTAGAGAACCTAGGACATTTTCCTTTATCACAACAATTTTCTACACCTCTCGGGGACCCATTGTAACCTGTTGCAATTATCTCATCATTCTTAACAATGATACAGCCATATCTACGTTTTAAACAACTACTTCTTTTTGATACTGCCCTTGCAATATTCAAATAGTATTTTCTTTTACTGATTCTTTCCATTGCACTCTCCTCAAGGAAGCATTCTCATAATATCACAGAAGCCAAGAAGCATACAAATCAGGAGAAATGCTGCAATCATTATACAAAAGATCGTTATTAACTTACAGAAGAGAATCATCCTTCTCTCCTCCTTGAGTTTCTTATTTTTCTTGATTCTTTCATTTGAAAGTCTGAAAAACTCATTTGCAGAAACATCTTCATTAAGATATTTAAAATACTTCTTGCTCATTTTAATTTACCTCTTTCATTTAATTTTTTATTCTTTATAAGCTTTACCTACATGGCCTGCAGATTCCCTTGAATCAGTTGCTTTAAAATATGCTCCTTCTTTCTGGGGAAACATAAACTCAAACATCAAGTAGTTCATTGCATCTAGCAAATATTCTGTATTACCAGTTTTATTATATTTTTCAACACATAAATCAGAAGATTTAATTGCATCTACCAATCTTTCTCCAAAGTTTATTCTTGCTGGCCCATATTTATGGAAAGAAACCTCCACCCGATTTTTTCTCATCTTATCCGCTTCTTCAGAATATTCTCTAGAAAGTTCAAACTTATCATTCATCATCCATAAACTCCTTTGGAATTCTTTTGCCATACTTAGCAGCTTCGGCTTTCATCATTTCTTTTCTGATTGCTGGAACATCATCAAAAGAAACAAAACCTCTTTCAAAGATCAGTGGGATTTCACATTCACCCATCGGGTTGCAAACCTTTGATTTGACCACCTTACACTTCATTATCATCCCGATCTTTTTGGAATTAGCTGAATTTCTTGGATCTTTATTTGGAATTTCAATCCAAGCTCTTCGAGCTACCTGAATACGCAAGGAGCAAGCGTGTTTTAGTTTTCTGCCACCAGGAGTATCAGTTTTTTCTCCAAACATCAAAGCGTTCATTTTATCTCTTACCTGATTGACAAATATAAGAGTAGTTCCTGTTACCTCAATTATTTCTTCAGCAACTGGAAGATATTTATTCATCAATCGAGCAACACCGCCAATTCTTTGTTCCTCAATGGAATCCTTCTCAACAGATTTAAAAACTTTCTCAGCGTCATCTTTTGGAATCATACTTGGAACGGAGTCAATGCCAACCAAAGGGATTCCAGCCTTAGCAAATTTAATAGCTTTATTGAAAGCGTCCTCCCCATATTTTGCTCTATATATCAGCATCTGTTTTGGACGATTTCCAAACACCTTTGCTCTTTCGGCGTCAAATGTACCTTCAATTGGGATATCAAGGCAAAGATCGTGGAGGCCACAAAGATGATACATCAAAGTTGTCTTACCTGAGCTTTCAGGCCCAAAGATTTCAACAACTCTTCCTTCTGGCATACCACCACCAATGATATTATCTAGGTCTTCAATTCCAGTTGACCAACGATTAATATTAAGGTTGGCGTGCTTGGATCCAATTGAATAAATAGAACCTTCGCCTTCCCTTTTGTTTATCTCATTGCAAAGCTTAATGATTTCAGCTTTATTTGTTTTTGCCATTTTATCAACCTCATTTATTTTTGTAGTAACCCTTTACAACCTTTTCCCACTCATCTTCTGGAATGCCACCACAATCATATTTTTCTTCAAGATTATAATAACATTGATTTAGATAGCGTTTATCATGCCAATTAACAAACAAATCATTATATGGCACAAAAGTCCAATAAGATGGTCCACAAAAATATTTTGTAAATTTATCAAGATCTACCTTATAACCTCTGTGTTCCATTTCATTGGCAACCAACATTGAATAAGTTGCAAAATGGGTCAAAGGATATTTAAGAACTTTGTTTACCAATAAATGGTTTGGGGTACCATTTACTTTAATGTTTCGTGCTATACAGCAACACTCTCTCCATTGAGCTAACAGTTGCTGTCTCGGAAGATATTCGATTAAATCCTTATGCCAAAGTCTCATGAGTGTTTACCTCCGTAATGGATGGCTGGTATATTTCAACCAGCCAATAATGTTTAATTTTGTTATGCAGGAATTCTTTCGATCCAAGCTGATTTCCTTACCTCTTTGCCTTCAGAGTAGATTCTGAGGAATTCCACATTCTTTTTGTTGAGTTGCTTAAGAAATGCCTTTACCTGTTCACAAGTATTAAGGGAAGTGATTTCCTTAACCTCATCACTACCAAAGGCTTTGATAACAATGGAGTAAAACTTAAACTTACCTTTGGTTGTTCCAAAACCATTTGTAGTTTTGTTTGTAGTTTTCTTTGTCTTCTTGACAAGCTTAAGAACTACAAACTTTGTTTTGCCAGCCTTATCATAGATAGAGAACAAAGTCTCATTCTTCTTGTTCTTGCATACCTTGAACATCTCGGATTCTTCAACCAGTGTTCTGAGTTCATCAAGAGCTTCAGCTGTTATTGAGAAGTTACCTTCTTCATTCTTCTTAGCGTTTACCTTGTTGAGCATTTCAGCAATCATAGTTTTCTTTGTAGTTTTCATAGTTAATTACCTCCGTAAGATTTATATATTTTGTTTTTGTTTATGTATATATTATACAGCATAATCTTGCAAAAGTCAATAGATAAAAGCAAGAGTTAATAAATTATTTACAATTGAAATATTAAAAAATATGCCAGCGTTTAAACTGGCATAAGATCATTTATTTATCATCCTTTTTGCTCATTCTCCCGCAAGGTTTGAACTCTGGACAAATTCCCAAACCCAACTTGAGGCATTGGGGAACTAGGTGTGGAGTAAACTCGGGGTTGGTTTTCAAAACCTCTTTTACAATTAAGTTCATAACTTCCCTTGTTTTAACATCAGCTTGATTACACAACCTTCGATTAGCAACGGTCATTAATTCCTCTGCATTAATATCCATAATGTGGATCACCGGAATTGACTGTTTAGCTTCCCGCCGATCATATTTATCTTGCCTATCATTTCTCTGGGATGATACATAATGTTCTACCCCATATTTGTGGCGAACAAAATGCACAGACACATAATAAGGAACTTCCATTTTAATTGTAAACATCAAAGTTCTTATCGGGGAGTGTCTTGCTCTTAAAATTTTATCCTTCCAAGTATCAGTAACTTCACCCGCCCAGTTCTTGCCAATCGTATTCATTGCCATCATTTTACAGCGTTCCCAATCCTCTTTAGTTGGGTATCTTAAAATTGTTACATTCATCATATCAGCCTCACAATATAATTTTAATTTATCATTCGATTATTTCATATATTTTTATTTTTGCGTTTGGATATGCCTTTTTACATTTTGCTTCCAATTCCCTAGCTTCTTCAAGTGTGTCTGCTTCGCCTATCTTTGTGTTATGTAACAATTCATCACTTTCATTCATTATTACAAAATAATCTCTATTCACATTATCACCTCAAAGCTTTTGCATACAAACTAGAATTATACTTCACAACTCTTTGTAAATACTTTTTCTTGTTGAAATTTAAAGCTCCAGCTTCATCCAATAAAGATATTACTCTCGTAGTAACAACTCGACTTTTACATCTGTCGTAAAAATTATCGTATGAGGTAAAAATTCCATTCCTCTTTCTTTCCTCAACTATAAAATCAGCAGCCTTATCACCAACACCTTTAATTCGATTTAGGCTTTGTTGGATAACTCTATCACCATCAACAACTCTAATCGAAGTAGAAGAAGCCGAATAATTTGCGTGAGGCAAAAATATAACCACATCATTTGCCACAGCTTTACCACAAAACCTATCATAATCAGAATCAGTCGGAGCATATTTAATACGAGTGTACCAATACTCCAAAGGGAAATAGGTTTTATAATACATCTCCTCCAAAGATATTAGGGAATAGCCACAAGCGTGGCCTTTATTGAAGGAATATACAAGGACCATATCAAAGATTTCTTCTGCCCTGGATTTTGGGAACCCATTTTTAACAGCTCCTTGTACAAACTTATCGTGAAGTTCTTTTTTATCTTTTTCAAACTGGGCTTTAGCGTCAGCTGATTGGGATTGTCCACCAATCATCTTCATTACCTTATCCGCATCTCCCCAGGTCATGCCTCCAACGCCTACGCAAATTTGCTGGATCTGTTCCTGATAGATAATTGTACCGTATGAATCTTTGGTGTATTTATAAATATCATCAGCCGATCCAGTTCCGCCTTCCAATTTGTTATCCGCATAAAGCTGAGGTTGTTTCATTTTCAAAGGGCCAGGTCTATTCATCGCATTTGCTGCAATAACATCCCCAAAACAATCACAATTGATTTCCTTCAGAATTCCTCTTACTGCTTCCTTGTCAAACTGGAATATACCATCAGTTTGCCCTGTTCTGAAATTCTCATAGAGTTTTGGATCGTTTACAATTTCCTCTGTGATTCCAGAACAACCAGTTAATTCTCTTAATTCCCCTGTACTTTCCATTGTTCTCAGACCCAGCATATCAAATTTGATAACGTGGATATTTTCCATATCGTTCAAATCAAAACTAGTAAAAATATCACCATTCTTATCAATTCTCAAGGAAGTAAAATCCAAAATATTTCCTCCAGTAACAGCAACACCTGCAGCATGAGTTCCAATAAATCTCAATTTCATATAGAGCTTAGTGAAGTGTTTTACTATGTTATCATAATCGGAATTAAAACATCTGGAAATTTTATTTTGCAACAAACCTTCAGAATCTAACACCCCACCCTCATCAATATAGGAATTAATCAAGAATTTGAGGTCTGCAATCATTTTTTTATTATACTTAACCATTTCCGGATCCACCTTGCTATCAGTTGGCAACCCACAAACTTTAGCTAGGTCATTAATAAGATTATCAACCTTATACAAACCATAGGAAGCAATCCTTGCTGTATGACCTGGATATTTGTTGATGAGATATTCAATGGCTTCTTGTCTTCTGCACCTTTCAAAGTCAATATCAATATCAGGCATTTTCTTTTTATCTTTACGGAGGAATCTTCGGAAGTCTAGTCCAAAATACAAACTGTCTACCTCCGTAATACCAAGAAAATAAGCTACTTCACAATTGCAAGCGGAACCTCTTCCTGGTCCAACAGTAATTCCTTGTTTCTTTGCCCAGTTAACATAATCTGCTACAATCAAAAAGTAATCTTGGAATCCCAAAGACTTTATAACCTCCAGTTCTTCCTTGACTCTGTTAATATAGGCTTTTGTTGTTTTACCTCTTTGTTTCATGCTTTGCCTTAACTTTTTCACAAGCAATTTTGTGGAATCCTCTTCAGAGAATTTTGGCAAGGTCTGTTTAAAATCCTTGAATATATCATCCTCAACTTTAGCTTCAATTTCATCAAGGTTTCTTTCCATTTCCTTAGCCAATCTTTTGGCTTCAACCTCCCCAAAGTCACTCTTGTGCATTTTATAAAACCTTTTCATCATTTCCCCTGGCTTAGGCATATAACGTTCTTTATAAGTTTTTGTGATATGCTCTAACCATTCAGCATTACCAGGTTTTTTGATCTCGTGCATCTTTAAGTAAGTATCAAAATCTTCTTTTCTTCCTCGGTGGGAATCTGAAGTTAATATACACTTGATACCCAATTTCTTTGCCAACTCAATGGACTTAACATTTATCTTTTCCTGAAGGCCTTCTTCAGAAATTGAATATGGTTGAATCTCAACATAAAAATCTTCCCCAAATATTGACTTCATTCTTTTAAGATATTTGGCAGCTACTTCTATCTTACCTTTAATTATACATTGCCCTAAATATCCCGCTACACAAGCAGTAGAACAAATCAGCCCTTCGTGATATTTTTCCAGAATTTTAAAATCCCAAATAGGATTGTAATACTTCTGTTTCTCACCTTCGTACTGGATCCGGTTCATATTGGCATAGCCTTGAGCATTTTTAGCCAACAATATTAAATGGAATCCTCTGTCTTGGGGTTTATACTTCGGAAGAAAATACCCCTCCACCCCAAGGCCTGGTTTTATTCCCACATCTTTACAAGCCAAATAATGCTGAACTAAGCTAGTAGTATTTCCGTGGTTTGTTACGGCTAACATTGTATACCCATACTCTTTAGCCAAGCTTGCTAATTCTGTTGGCTTACCGAATCCATCAAAGCTACTTGCCTCATCGTGTCTATGCAAATCAAACCCCATTTTTTTTCCTCCTTAAATAAAACTAGGAGGGAAAACCCTCCTAGAATCATTTATTACTTGTTTTCAATTGCCCTTGCCTGAATAGAATTCTTACCACTTACAAACCCTTTATTATAAACCTCTGAGTCATTAGAGATTTTCAAAGAAACTTTCTTTCTTTTTACATTACTCATCTTTGCTTCAAAGGCTTCATTGACTTCCTTGGGAACAATCAAAACCAAAGCTGTACATTGCTTTTCCAATTCCGATTTTATTCCATCAACAAAACCACAACAGAATGTATTCTTAACACCTGTGGCTGTACCTTTAGATTTTCTAGTTTCTCTCTTAAGTTTGTTTGATAATTTTTCACCAATAGAATACATAGAAAGGAATACCTCTTTACAAATCACAGCATCTTCCTCGTACCCCATAAAGCAAACATCCTTGCCATTCTGTATATAAACCCTACATCTGAAATTAGCTGCTATAACCAAAGCTAAAGACAATCTCCATTTTGCAGTCTTTCCATTATGTTTAGCAACGATGGAATCAATTGTAGATTCAGTAACCTCATCTCTAAGATCTTCTTCCTGAATGTGGAATTTAGCCATCATCTTTTGAGCCTTAAGAGCAGCAGCTAAAGCTTCGTTTTCATTTGGGTTATTTTCTGCAAGAGCAAGAATCTTTTTAACCTTTTCAATAACTTCTTTATTGTTCATAACATTTACCTCCGTAAGATTTTATTTATTATATTTATATTATATCACGTCATTCCCAGGAAGTCAATAGAAAATTTATAGATTAACAGATTATTTACATTTAGAATACGTTTGAAATATCCTTACGGTAAACGTGAAGGGAGAACATTGTGTGGGTAAAAGAGCCCACTTCCATACCGCATTCTTTTGCCACATATTCCAAAAGCTTGATAGCCAAATATACATCATTTATAAAATGCGTGTTAAAATCACAACTCCGCATTATATAGTGCATATTAAGTTTCCCGTCTCTAAACTGGAAATTATACCCTAAAGAACAAGGAACTCTTGAAATACCACCAAGTTTATCAGGGTCGATAGCCGGATTCCAAATTGACAACCAAAGCTGTCTGGAGTCCCGATCTTCCTTAAGCCGTTTGATAATTTTATTAAGCTGGTCATTAAACATAATTCTTTCATTGTATGTATAAGCCATTTTGCCATCGTGCAAATATTCGGTCCATACATTCTCTCTTAACTTCCAAGCTTCACCGGGGTTTATATTGCCAACAGGATTTACTCTCTCTTCAAACTCTGCATCTGCCCAAGGCTGAACAACCCTTGTAATTGCATTGGATTTTGCATTTAACAGAGAGTAAGAATAATTCTGAAGCTCCATTGTTTCATAGGCTTCATTGTTTTCAATAACCTTATCCTGCATTGTTTTTGGTTTAACCAAAATACCCATTTCAGCAAGATCTCTTTTTACTTCTTCATAGCACTCAGGCCAATCTACATATATCCTCATTTTTATTTCTCCTTTTTGGATTCAAAATATTTTCTTATTGATAATGACTTGGATGGCAATGGATCGTACTTAGTCAATCCCAACCTTAACCTCTGCATTCTAGCAATTGATTGGTAAGTAGTTATTCTACTTCCCGGAACATAATTTAATTCATAATCTCTAATCATGGTTTTAACCCATTCACTAGATTTATCCAAGGATTCCATTGGAATTCCAAATATATTAAAATACCCATTTAAAACCTTAGCACTTATATACATTTGCGGGAAGTAAAATATTATTCTGTTGATTTCACAACAGGAAGGGAGTTCTTTGATAAAAGATTGCACCAATGTTAAATCAGCAGCAAATCTTCTTTGGACTTCTGTCGTACGATATAAAACATTAACCTTTGTCCATTTCTTTTTCCGGTCATTTCTAGACACAACAATGGCAATTAAACAAGATCCATTATTCACTTTCTTTTGTTTAAAATAATAGGTCAAGGAAAGAGCAGTTGAATCCTCTAGTTTTTTATGAAACTCAATCAATCCTTCATAATCTACATAGGTTCTAAGTAGATGACTCCATTTACCAACCTTGTAACCCACCTTGGATAAATCAAAATCAAAGTCACAACTTTTGGAAGCTAATACTACGTTATCTATGTAACCAAGAATTCCATGAACATAATCCAGCATTTGGGATGGCTTTGAAATAATCTCCCGATTAAGTTCCATAAACATTTCCGTTAGATTTTGGTATTTTCTTACCAACATCAATAATTACTCCTCTGGCGGAATTTATTGACCTGGGATTTTTTGAGGTAAACATCAACCACTTCTTCCGGTGAAAGCTTAGCTGTTGCCAAAACGGAAATATAACTGAGCCAAAGGTTGGAAAGACGTTTATAAAATGCTTCCTTATCTGTAACCATATTGCTCTGTTTCCAAGGTTTATTTTTGAGGCAATTGCACATCATTCCAATTGATTCTACAAAAGCAGTAATTGCTCCATCCAAGTAAATCTGGATCTGAGCCAATTCATAAATAGAATCCAAGCAATCCTTATCTTTGGCAGCATCGGTTGGAAGGGTAGGTATAGAATCAACTAGATTTTGCACAATTTCCTTTGGGGTAATTCCTGCCAAAATTGAAAGCTCCGTAAGGAAATGAAGCCCATCAATGAGTTCTTCGTGGAAATGTTCATCATCTCTACTACGATAAGCATCCAAAGCTTCTCCCACTTCCTCAGTTACTCTCCAAGCAAAATCCTTAATTCTTGCCTGTCCTCTTTTGTCATCCAGATTAACAGGACAATCTTCAGTCTGAAGCAATCCCGATCTCTTTTCAATATCATGATACTTAAACATCAATTCGGATTGTCTTTTAAATATCGCCTCTAACTTATCTCCAGTAACTTCTTCGTGAATTGCGTGAGTAATATTCATTCTTAATTACCTCTTTCATTTATATGCCAACACAAGTTTTTAAATTCTTCTTCTTTTTCCCAGTTGTATTCAAATACGTCTGCACCGAGTTCTTTTAACTTCATAAAAATTTTGAGATACCCAAAATATAAAGGGACAATATTTTCTTTTACACCCTTCATTTGCTCCCGTTCGCCCCAATTTAAAATCGAGGTAAAACTTGGGTTACACCAAATAAATTGGCAATCCAAAAATTCTTTGAGATCATCCTCTTTAAAATTAGAAGTACCTCTCAAAACATTTCCGCAAACCATTTCTTCTATAGGTGGGAATCTATCACATATACACCTAGATTTACTTTCCCGTATTCTTTTCAGATAAGCCTTTTGCTGATCCAAGGTTGCAGGACCCAAGGGAGGGAATAACACTGCACCCATCATGCGGGAAAATAAATTAGAGGCTAATGTGGTTTTGCCGGAATTGTCACAACCGAAGATAATAATGTTTTTACTCATCGTCTTCCCAATCATCGTCGTCTTCATCGGCCCAATCATCCTGAGCCTGGTCATATTCCTCAAGCTGATTGATATAGTACTTGGAATTCTTCTTTGGCTCTACATCAATATCTCTTTCTTTACAAAGTTTGTAAAGTTCCTTCGGAGACATTTCCGAATAGTCCAGATCTTCATTGTCCTCGTCTTCCCAATCATCGTCAACCTCTTTAGATTTCTGAGAAGTTTTTGTCGGCTTTCTCTTTGTTGGCTTTTCATATTCTTCATCTTCGTCGTCTTCATTCTCATCAGGGAAAGCTTTATCAAGAAGTTCCAAAACCTTCTTCTGTGAGAATGGTTTTGCCTTCTCATTTCTGAACTTTGCCTTATCCATTGGAATTACAGAAAAAGACTTATTCTGCTGCTTGCCGGTAACTGTGATTACATAGTCCCTATCAGTAAGGGTGCCGTATGTATCATAAAGAGCAACCAATGCCGGAACTGGGGAGCAGTTATTTACTGGTGCCATAATCAGCTTTACTTCTTTTGCTTCGTAGTCCCATACAGACCATATATACTGGCTTCTTGTACGGAGTCCTTCCTGTTCACAATAATCACAAGACTTACCAAATGTTTCTCTACAAGGAACATTTATGCCGTCTGCGTAACTATCGTGGAAGACTACCTCCATACCATCTTCCATATCCGTCAAGAATCTCACACGGGTTTTCACACCTTCACGAAAGTACATAAACTTTCCTTTATTTTGACCAGATTTCTTAACGTCACTTTTAATTTTACTCAAAATTCCCATTTGTATTATTCTCCTTAAATATAAATTTTACCAAATGTACTTGACAATTAATAGCATTAAACCTTCAGCAGATCGGCCATATCAATTAAGCTATATAGCTCCCAAGAAATGAATTATCCCAAGCCCGAACCGTGTAAATTATTTTAGTCCAGTGTCAAATCAAGCAAGACTATTTCCAGCATTTTATAAGCTCCGATCTATTTGCTCATCGTTTTTATTTTGCATCTTTTGTATGTTTGTACATTCATCTCCCCCACATCTTTAACCCCTTTGGGAAAGCAAAATCTTTTTACATCAAAAAAATTCTTAAGGTAATGATAACCTTTGACTCCACAATCATCATTATCAGTAGCACAGATTATCTTTTTAATCCCTGCTTTTTTCATTTTATTTATTTGATTTTCAGTAGCTTTCCAACCAAATAAAGCAATTACATTTTCCTCACCAAACTGGATAAGTTTAAGCATATCCATATAGCCCTCAACTATAATCGGTATACATTCCTCTGAATATTTTCCCACCAAAGTAGTTGCTCTTGAAAAACCTTCATTATAAAGATATTTCCTTTTTTGTTCTATGGATTTATCTGTTGTTCTACATACATAACCTTTGAATTCTTCATTGTCCATAATTGGAAAAATGATTGGATAAGAACTATTATAGGTTATCTTTGCACCAACTTTACTTAAGATCTTTCTAGTAAATCCTCTTTGTTTCATGTATGATAGTACCCTTAAAACTTCCGGGTCATTACTATACCAATCTGTTTTGGATAGGCAATAATAATAATCATGCGCCATTACCAAATAAATTTTATCACTTTTCTTATACTTTCTACTCCTAGAGAATTTCAAATGAAGTGATTTATTTGACTTGAGAATCTTATGATATTTTATCAAGGATTGCAAATCATTCAGTCCATTATATTTTGATTCCATCCGAAATACAAAACTTTCAGGGCCTCCAGATTTATTGCAGCCAAAACAATAATATGTGCCATCAACTAAATTAATTGCCATTGAAGGATTTACATCTTCGTGGAATGGACAAACTATTTTTTGGTCACTTACATCAGGACTTTCAATCAAACCATAATATAATAATACTTTAGCAAGATTTTCCCCTTGTTTGTTATCCAACATTTTATAACACCAACTTACTTGAAAGTTAAATACTTAGAAGTTGTGTCAACCTTAACAAATTCCTCAACTTCCTCATCATCAATTTCTCCTAAGTTATAAGCTTGATCTAGTTTCTTACTATTTATTTTTTCTTGAACTTCCAAGCAAGACTTTAATTCATTTGCAGATATTCCATGGGATTTAGCCAATTCTTTAAGCTTTTCAATATCACCTATAGAATAATCTTTATCCAAGATAGAATTTAGTCTTTTTCTTCCAAGAAGTTCTTTGGCTCTTTGGACATTATAACTCAAAGTTTTTCTTTCACATACTGTACACTTGATTATATCTGGAAACATCTCCGGGTTGTAATATTCAAAGGTTTTTGTTTTTGCTTTACCTAACAGAAACATGATTCTGTTTTTAATAAAGTCATTGTCACTCTGCAACTTTTCGATTCTTTCTTTATTTTTCTTGTAATTAATGATTAAATCGTCAAGTTGCTGCTTGGTCTTTTTGTTCAACTTATACCACCTAATTTCTAAGCATATATTGATGAAGCTGACCACATCTAATAAGGTGGAACAATCTTCTTGGCCAACGCTTTCCTGTTTTTACCCAAGCAACTTGCTCGAAAGATATTACCTCAACACTTCCATAAATATCAATGACCTTAAGCTGCTGTCTTTTCTGAGAGATATTTACAACTCGGGCTGTTCTTACGATTCCCATATTATGGTCATTAAAAGCAACCAGCCTTCCAACTTCAATATTAGCTAAGTATTTTGAGTGATTGTTGTTGAAATTATCTTGCAGAATTTTCTTATCCTCAAGAGTTTCTTCAGTCTGCTCTTTTTCAGGCTGTTTCTTTTCTGCTTCATAAACTTCAGTTGCATTAAGACAGGATTCTTTTCTAATCTCCCAATCTTTCTGGGCTAACAGAATGTACATTATAAGATCGGATTTATTCATCTCCCATCTGCCAACAATATGAAAGTTTTTAGCAATCTTTCTGAGATCTGCAACCGTATAGCTTTCCAAGCATTCTTTTGTATAGAGTTCCATAATATTTACCTCCGTATTTTATTATTCCTCTTGAATGTTTAAGAGTATTGGTTGGGATAACTGGATTCGAACCAGTGGAATGACGGAGTCAAAGTCCGTTGCCTTACCTCTTGGCTATATCCCAAAGTGGACTACCTAATTTAACCTCATAGGCATTGGGAGCTGTATGGATGATATTCTTCAAAAGCCGTAATAAAATCATATTGATTGGCGTACTTGATATTTTTGTCCAATATTATGTTGTAAAAAGAGTTATACAACCAGTTCGTCCACCCTCCTTGTACTTGCTCAATGTACAAGAATAAGTTCTAAAATGTTCTTATGTGCTCACAACACAAGTTTTTATCTGTCGAACTTAATGGTACCTCTAACCGGATTTGAACCGATACGGGTTTTACTCCGAAGGATTTTAAGTCCTTTGTGTCTACCAATTCCACCACAGAGGCATATTAGTGTTTTAAGTGTTATCGCTTCACTTACACCAAAATTTTATTTGATTATGAAAGATTGCTGCCGTACTTTATCTGGAAGAATATATACAAAAGCTTTTGCATAACCATCAAATATTTTTATGATTGCAATAGTTTCTCCACCTTTAAATTCAGGAATAAGCTTAAGAGTGTTTGATTCCTTTTGCCTCCATCTGGTTATTGAAATTGCCTCCGCTTCCAAAGATAATTCTTCATTTTCTGACATAAGCTCGAATGGGAAGCCATTGATCTTACATCTCATTCCTCTATGAAAATTGTATTTTTCATAGCCCTTAACAGGTGTAGCCATATCAATCATTAGATAAGGCATATTAATAGCATCTACTACAGCGATCTCTTTTAAAGTATTAACTTCCATTTGATTTACCTCCATAAGATTTACCGTTCATTATCAACTTGGTTCTTTCAAGTGATTTGTTTTTGTTTTTATTTTATGTATTTATTATATCACACATTCAGTAATTTGTAAATAGGGTTTTGTCAGAATTTACAGAAAGTTAACATTTACTTTTTGTTAGCTTAATCTTTGATAACCAACCCTATCAAGCTTTAACGTATCCCATAAAATTTCTACTATACTGAAGTCTTCTTTTTCCAGCTTTTTAATTTGGCGGATAACGTTCTGCTTATTCTTTGCCTTGAATTCGTATGAATATACACCAGTTAAACATTTAACTGAAACTGTCCACCATTCATAATTAAAGTTTGCCATAGTTTTTTACCTCCGTAAATTTTATTTGTTGGATTTTATTCCCGACTCCCTTTCGGGAGTTTCGTCTCAATCTTCCGAGACTCATCTGGGGAATTTATATAATTAAGCTTATTCTGCAACTCTCCATTCATAACCAGGATTGAGTTTTTCAATCCTTGCAAGAACATCTTCGGAATTCTTTTCTCCACTAAACATTTCATATGAAACTGGCTTTCCCCATTTACCACTCTTAAGTTTCTTCTGGAGCATTGCAACCTTTTTGTTAGCCTCATATCTGTTCTTTACTATCATTGAAAATGTTGTTTTTGTTACCTTCATCATTTTTAATTTACCTCCGTAAGTTTTATTAGGTTTTATCTTATGTTTTATTATGTTTATATTATAACACAGATTTTGGCATTTGTAAATAGGTATATGATATATTTAACAAATTGTTTACAAAATAAAAAGCCACCCAAAACAGGTGGCCTTATATCATTTATTTATATTTCTTGTGAAAATGTTCTTGCATTTCATAAATAAATTCAGAATCAAATCCAACAGCTTTAAGTTTGAGGTAGTACTTATTGACACAAGCCAATTCTTTTTCCACACCTTCTGCCAACTCCTGAATTTTACAAGCATCTAAAACATTACCATTATCATAAAGGACTTTTGAACATTGTTCATACAAAGCTTTGGTCTTATTTTCCCATTCCTTATACTTAATAAATGCACTTTCCACATACTGCCTTCTAAGCTGTGGAGTAACATCAAATCTAGTATATTGATACCAATCTTCAGGGATAATTTCCTCTTTAGTGTCAGGAGCATCTTTAAGAAGTTTATGATGGTTCCTCATTACATAATGCTTGAATTCACAACGTTCTTCGGATTCAGACCTAAGCTGGCACATTTGCCAACGCTTAAATCCGGGAAGATACAAGAAGTCAAACAACGAGATCAAACTATCATGGAACATAATTCCCTTAAGCTGATGATTATTGATTTTCTCAAAGATTTCTATTGGAGACATTTCTGAATAATTTGCAGCCGATCCTTCTTGACCATTAATCAGCATTTGCTTTCACCTCCAATTAACAAAGTCTTTTAATTGTCAAACTTGCTTGTTGAGCTGTGATATCTGTACCTGAGTTATTAATAACACTGATAGCAGCTGTTTCTCTGCAATTTACCTTTACCAGAACACTTGAAGAAACATTAAAGAAAGCATTGATAACAGTTGGGGGTTGTTATCATTCTGCCTCCAGGGATTGTAGTGCCACCTTGAGCAATATCAAGAGTAATTGCACCAGCTGTAGTTGGTTGGGCTACATCAGCATTAAATGATATCTCATAAATACCTGGTTCTGTAATCGTGAAAAGGCCTGAGTTATCTGTGTGAGAAAGCCAACCTCCACAGCAAGACCTGCAAGAACGAGTTCTTACATTACTTGAAGTAAATACTACTGGCTGGGTGTCATTTACCGTTTGTGTTGAAGTGTTTACTGAGTTAATCATAATTAAAAACCTCCTTAAAAAAATAAGAGGGCAAGATTAACTTACCCTCCTTAAAAATTATTTGAGCAAGCCATCAATTGGTTTGGAGTTTCTCCAACATACTCATAATTTTATTTTGATTGCCAATTATTGTTTCTAGATATTGCCCATCTTGCCTTTGCAATTCTTCCATTATATCGTCATTGCTAAGCTGTTTGGCGTTCTTTTCCATATTCATCAACTGAATACAAAAGCTAACCATAGCTAGAATATCTAATAAACCTAATTGGCTTTCATCTCCGTGAAGAGAATCCATTACATTGAATAGTTGCCGCAGCCATAACCACAAGTATTAGTTGCATAAGGGCTACAAGTAATGTATGCCGGACGAGCAACAGGCTGAAGCTTATCAACAAGATAAGCATTTTGAGCACATTGACTCTGAGCAAGCTGTAAATCAGCAACCTTATCTCTGAGAGCTTGGATCTCATTTGTCTGGATAAGGGCTCTTGTCTGTTCACCCTCTGCATGAATTGCATTTGTAATGGCACAAGTATTTTGTGCATTCTCATAGCGAACAGCATCGATATTTCTGTTTGTTTCGCAACAGCAAGTCTTCATCTGGTAGCCAAGATCTGTAATGCCCGCATTGGTATTAGCAAAGCCTTGAGCAACATCTCTTGAAATACCATTGAACCCCTGAAGAGCAGTTGTGTTCATTGCATAGAATCCATCACAAAGACCACTCTGGATTCCTCTTACAGAATTCTCAAGACTTTGGAAATTCATATCCTGACAAAGATCAGCTCTTGTAAGAGCTCCTTGCAGATCTGCATTTCCTCTGTTACCCCAGATTCCATTGCCGCCCCAAGCAAGCAAGAAGAACAGGAAAAATACCCAAGCACCATTGCCACCAAACATATTATCGTTTGTGCCTCTGTCTTGAAGAGCAAGAGCATCTGCTACAGATAAACCGGAACCTTCCATACCCATAAATCATTCCTCCTTTAAGAATAAAATAAATTTATATAATCGTATGGGCTACGATTATTTCCTCTGATTAAACATTTGGGCAAATTGATTTTTTGCTTCGTCTAAATTTATTCCACGTTGTTGACATAAATTTTTGGCAATTTGCTCTAATTCTTGCTCACTTTTTCCACTTGCCATTTCTTGAGCCCTCTTGAATAAAGGGTTGTTCATTAACTGGTTTTGCATTTGAGACATCATTATTTGCATAGGATTGAACATTGTTTATCACCTCAGAATTTAATTTTTGTTCAAGAATTTTTATATGGTTGGTCAGCTGTGTAACCACATTATCAAATTCTTCTTTTGTTACCATAGAAATATTTTCTACTTTTGGTTGGCTGTTTATAATAGGTTCTTCTAAACCATATACATTTAAAGAAGCTGTACCGTCAAGATTGATCTGTTTTGTGTAGATCTTTTTATTTGCAATATCGGGGAATACAAATACCGATCCATCTAAATCAATCATTGCTGCTTTTGCTTCGTCAATACTTGTAACAGCTCTACCTTTCAGAATATTGCTTATAGGCTGCATTTGATTTTGCATTGGTTGAGGATTTTGAAACA